GGCCTGGATTTTCTTCATTAAATTTCTTTAATGATTCTGAAATTTTTTCCTTGGTCTCATCGGAGATAGCTTTTCTCTGAGCTTCGGCCATATTCCGGCGAGCAGTTTCGCTTAGTTTTCTACCTTTAGATAAAGAACCTGCTTTACGTCCAGCTTCAATGAGTTTTTGTTTATTCTCATCAGAACCAAGTGATTGCTTGATTTGTGCAATGGTTTCGGCTGAATGTTTTTTTCCTTTGAAATGAGCGCCTCCTTCACCACCTACTCCCATGTTGTATGTATCGCTACGAGCAACAAATTCTTCAGTAATCAATTCGGTTTCCTTTGCATTCATTTCTTGTTCAGATTCAAATACAAACAATACCTCCTTCTTAAAGTTATCTTTACCATGTTTAGCAATACTTTTCTTCAGTACAACGCCTGAACCATAATAAGAGTCGTCAGGATTAGTTGTCTGATGCTTTCCAATGTATATCTTGCTGTTAAGCAAATTGGTTACTTGATAGATTGTGTATAGCATAAAAGTATTTATACAAATCACGATTTCAGAGTTTGCTGCATTAACCTTTAAGCTATAAAAATTGGTACCGCAGGTGGGAGTCGAACCCACAAAACCTTGCTTCTAAGGCAAGTACCTGTACCAATTCGGTTACTGCGGCATTAAAATGTTGGTAGCCATGATGGAACTCGAATCCATAAATTACGAATTTTAAGTTCGTTGCCTATACCAATTCGGCTACACGGCCATTAAAAAATGGCGCACACGAAAGAACTTGAATCTCCAACCTTCTGATTCGTAGTCAGACGCTCTATCCAATTGAGCTACGCGTGCAAAAAAATGGCGCACATGGCGAGTACTGATCTCGCGTCCAGATGCTTGACAAGCATCTCATCTTCCATTGAAAGTACATGTGCAAAAAATTTATCGGTTGCCGTTGCCGGCTTTAGGGACCGAATACTCCTGTAAGCGATACCAACATAGTACCAGAAAGTCCGCGGATCAGGACTTGAACCTGATTGGTCTGATTCACAATCAGAGGCATTACCATATATGCTATCCTCGGGAAATGGCGGAGACGCGCGGAATCGAACCGCGGCACCCTATTAAAGGTGACTGCTTTTTAGCAAAAAGATACATTGCCACTCTGTCACATCTCCATAAATGGAGCGGGATGAGAGAATCGAACTCTCGACACCTACTTGGAAGGAAGGTGTTTTACCATTAAACTAATCCCGCATGAAATTGGAAGTGGACACAGTCTCTTATACTGCTGAACAGTTTTGTAAGCTGCTATCGACGTCTGTTCCACCGACAGACTTCAGAGTTACAACATCATAAATGATGCTTTTGAAATTGGTAGAGGCACATGGTAACGATCCATGTTCTTCGAGTTAAGAGCTCGATGCTTCACCATTAAAGCTTTACCTCCATTTGAAAAACTTGTAAGCGACAAAAAGTAAATTGGAATTGCACCAATTCCTCTGGCGCTATGTGGCCAGCGTACAAAGCTATTATACCTTTACCTCACCTTACTTGCAATCAGTTACAGCTGTTGTGCGTTCTTGTGTTCGCTTACTTGCCCGCTGCAGTCTGTAAACCGCAACGAAAAATTGGTGGAGGATAGAAGAATCGAACTTCTATAGTCTGATTCAAAGTCAGATGCATTACCATTATGCTAATCCTCAATTGGTCCTGATGGAGAGTTACGATATCTCGACCTTCCGCTTATCAAGCGGATGCTCTTCCTCTGAGCTACACCAGGTAAAAATTTGAATCCGTTCTGGAATTTCACCAGCGCCATATCATAACCTTGATACTGTGGAGCTTTTCCCTAGACACGAAAAGCGGCTGTTCATACAAATTGGTCCTGATGGAGAGTTACGATATCTCGACCTTCCGCGCGAACCGGCGGATGCTCTTCCTCTGAGCTACACCAGGTAAAATTGGACGCTCTGCTTATCCCCTATCACAGTCGAGAATCACTGTATAGAATCGGAGGCTGAAACGCAATCCCGAAAATTGGTACTGCCACGGGGAGTTGAACCCCGCTCTAATGGTTGAAAACCATTTGTCCTAACCGATAGACGATGGCAGCATTTGAAAATGTCACTACTTCCGACTTTTACGGCTGTTATTGTTTATCGTTGGCAGGGCAGACAACGGACACAGTTTTCTATAGGGTAATTATTCCTACATTTTTTCACAACAGGCACTAGCCCAGCACCTACATGGGTATGTTGTCAAAACGGCGACTCGAGCTCAACTGAGTCTTTAATCATTTTTATCTTCTTGGGCTGCAGGCCTTTACGATTGGAGCTTTACCTTAAATTGGTTGCAGGTGTCGGAATCGAACCGACCTGTGTAGCTTATGAAACTACCGAGTGACCACTACTCTAACCTACGATTGAAAGTTTTTCAGTTGAAGTTTACAGATGAACGGCGTCATCTCCACAGAGATTGCAACGCCGCTTCACCATCTTCTATATGGTACTAGGGACTGAAAGCTCCTAGATTAAAATGTTATAAATGTCAAAGAAATGTTGTTGTCCAAACACGATTGTCACTCGACATGACCTCAATGATTTTAACTAGGGCTTCTCATTCCGAGGCGGTAACCTCATTTAGAGCGTAGTGATTAACGGAACGGATTTTCACCATTCAGCAGGGTTATTAGCCCTTCGCCTAGCAACAATCGTATTTGGAGAACAAGCTACAATCAAGACTTTGCCTTGAAGGAATCGCAGCAGCCGAGGTTTTAATCTCAACCAGTTTGATTGTGGTGTAATTGTAATCTATTTTGTCAGTGTTGTAAAGGACAAAATGCGTTTAATTTCACTTTGCGATTTACGTTTGACTAATTGGATTCGCCTTACAGAATTATTATACAATAAAAACTTGCACATGTAAAGGAAAAAATGAAAATAAATGCATTTTTATTGATTATTCGATGGTTCGTATTGTGAAAAATGACTTAAAATTGCGGCAGCGCCAGCAAATCTGGTGCTATCGGAGCATAGGAGAACAGGAACACTTTTAATGTCATTGTCTGCAAAAAACTGCATGTCATCTTCCATATTGACGATGCGCACAGATAAGTTGTTTTTGGTTAAAAACTTCTTAATCATCTGGCATGGACCACAGAATGTACTTGTTGCAAGTATGTATGAATTGTTCATATGTTATATATTGTTTGAAAATTTGTAGGTTGCGCATTGGTTGTGCGCTTAGGGACCTACTGCTCCTTTTATATTAATCTATTGTCATTGCATCTCTTTGAGATCCAAGCCGTTTGAACACGGTCGTTACCACTTCATTGCAGCGGTTATGCTTTCAGGTTTTGAAAAATTGTTGTTAACGCTTGTTGCCGTTCGTTATGTAATTATTATAATTTAAAAATTGCGGTATGTAAAGGAGTTTTTGTCTAAAATACAAATTAAAAAACCCTCCGTTCAGCAATCGAACGGAGGGTTTAGCTTCTTTTATTCGACTTTATTATGTGTTATATTTGTGTTTTAGAAAATATATTTGATGGCCATCCTGCCATATTGCGGCAACTATACGGCGCAGCTCCTGTGAGCTGCTCGTTTGCTGTATTATGTCTACCTTGTACCATACGCTTTATTTATAAAATTTTAAAATTTTGCGGCAACTTGTACTGCTTTAGCAATATCTTTAAATTCACTTGCACCTACAGAAATATAAGCATTTCCACTATAGCTTTTGTGACGTGCCCATGACATCGAACCATCACTTGTATTAAGCAAACCGGCGTTCATTTGAATAAATGTTTTTTTGCCTTTTGAATCAAATGTAATGCAACCATCACCACAATAAATAATATCATTAACTGGTTGTCCGTTTACTGCTTCAGCATCTTTATTATCTGCTTTAAGACCGCCGTCAATCATTGGCTTGCCAACTCGGTTTGCGTTTGCGGCTAAAAATTTAGCGTAGTTTTGCTTCTTATCTTTTGGAAAGGAAAATTTTGGAAAGAAAAACTCATCTTCTTTAGCTTCGTTGAGTTGAAGAGTACTTTCAACAGTAGCTTCTTCAAGAGAAGCGTATGTTTGTTCATCTAACATCGCACGATATGCGTCGGCTGCCGTTGGTGGGATTGAGATATTTGGATTCATAGATTGTAGTTTATTTATATTAGGCTTTATGGACAAAATCAATTTTCATACCAAGGTATTGGACAACATTACCGTCATCACCAAGAAGGCGCGCTTCAACTTTCTCATCATGAGTTCCGCGAATCACTACATCTGGAAACGCATTGCGAAGAGCATTAAGCTTTTTCATAAATGCTTCAAGACGTACTTTATTTTCTTTAGTCGGTGAAGTTTGTTTAAGCGCTTCATCTAATTCAGGCTCCATGACGGATTCAAGCACGACTGTTTGTTGAGCTGCCATTGCTTGGTCATATGAGTCCTGCGCCATTTGGCGATATGCTGTAGTGATGTTCATTATACCTTTATTTATACAAGGAAGGTTTTCCACTCTTCTCGAATAACAACCTTTTCGCTAAGCGCCGCAAATTCCACATCATTAAGCATTTTTGGTTTTACGCTGCAGCCTTTGATGTTGCTATAGGGAAACTTATTGCTCTTTTTTGTGTTGCATTTTTTACAGCTCAAGACAATGTTGCTTTCAGCATTGCTTCCTCCGCGGCTGCGCGGCAATACATGATCACGCGTTGCGGCTGTATATGGAATCTTTTTAAGACAGTATTGACATTCACCGTCATACACGTAATACAATTGCTTTAGACTAATTGCGCGCATTCTCTTCTTACCAAATGTTCCAAAGTACCCTGGGACAATCACAATTGTAGGCACAGCCCAGATACTGTCAACACTGCGCAGTGCTGGATGATTTTCAATCAAGTGATCATCATTCGCAATCCAGCTATCCCAATCATGGATATTTCCATAGCGGTCATATGCTTTAACACCTCCGCTAATCATATTGCGAATAGTGCTGCGTGCGCTAAAAAAGCCACAGGCCTGAAAGCCTGCAGTAAGCACAAGTGTTGTTTTTATTGTTGGTGATACAGGTGTCATACCGGTTATACTCTAATGGCGCAAAGACTTGACCGCCTTTGACAACAGGCTATACATTAAAACTTAAAGCACTGGCGTCGACACAAAAAACAAGAAGAGTGTTGTCTTCTTGTTTTAATCTTATGGTTATTCACCCATCCTTTGATCTGCAAGCCTTTGTTGATGCTTGCTTTTTCCTATCAGTAAAATACTTTGTAGGCGGTGCTAGTTTGTGGCGTGTCAGCGCCCTAAGAGCAATAGGTGAATAATCGAAAACTCTATCTTTAATTTTTTTAATTTTTTTCATACTTTTATTGCTCTTAGGGAGTTGTTTTAATAATCTTAGCTTTCAGCAATTTCCTCAGGAGTTGCAATATAGCAAAAAACAGCGGTGTTGTCTTCGCTATCGTTGCAATTGTCAACATCTTCAACAGCCTTTGCGGTAGCCTTTGCATTAGCCTTTACGGTAGCCTTTACGGTAGCCTTTACAGCTTTCTTTGCGGCGGCCTTAACCACTTTTACATCAGACTCAAGTGTCGCGGCATAAAGACCGCGCGAAATTGCCTTATGTTTTCCTAGGAATGTTTCCAGCACTTCCTTACAAGTAAGGCCATATTCTTGACCTGTCTTATACAGTGTTTTTGCTGAAAAACCAGCGCCAGCGTTAGGTTGCGCATTGAGCGCATCAATCATTTCATTTATTCGATTTAGCATATTATTGTTGTTGTTGTTGTTAAGTTTCCTTACAGAATTATTATACAATAAAAACCCGCACTTGTAAAGGAAAAAATGCATAAATTGTGAAAAATATGCATTTTTTCCTATTTTAACCGGTTATTGTCTGTTTACATAGTAAGTGTTATATGTAAACAGACGTTAAGTGTGACAGTACGCATACTAAAATCATCGCTGCCGCAAAAACCAGATTAAGACTCTATTTAGTAGAAGCCTTTTCCAGGAATAACATGCCTGATGCCACCTCTTGGATTCTCCACATCACCATTCCGCCTGGGAATCACGTGGATATGACAGTGCGGAATTGTTTGCCCTGCAGCTTCACCCACATTGACACCAACATTAAATCCTTTGATTGTAGAATCACACCGTAACAGCGCAATGCGCACTTGTTTAACCAAATCCAATACATGGCTTCCCTCTTCGCCCGAAAGTTCAAAAAAGTCTGCAACATGACGTTTGCTGATTACAAGTGTGTGTCCATCAGTTACGGGATACGCGTCTCTAAACACCACAGCGTGTTTGTTTTCAAACAATATTGTTCTGGATTGTATAGCACAAAAAGAACAAGAGGTAGAAAGCATAGACACAAAAATGGCATTAACGGTGCTCTTATTCTTTTATCTTGAGCTACTACTAAGTGCACCAATCCCAAGGAAGAACCCAAAGTCGTACCACCCACCGTTGTTGTATGTAGCGTAGATTGCTACATCTGAATTAAAGAGAGACACTATCCATGCAAACGGCATTATCATCCCATGCCACAGGCCATACCAGAATCCCACTGGTGTCATGCTGCCCGCACACGCACAGCTTACCACGTCAGCACAACTCGAAAGAGCTAGCATAGCAATGGCAAAAACTGCAATATACTTAATTTTTAATTTGTTTTCCATTTTAATTTGTGTTTATGTTAATTTTGTTTTCTTTATCTTTTCATCCATTTTAATCTTTTTTTGCATCATCTTTCCGCGCTTTTCAAGACGTTCAATAACCTCATTTGAATCCAACCAAATATCCTTGTCGTTTGTCATATCTATAATTTCGTCAGGTGTAAGGAAGCCAGTATACATATCTTGAAAAAGTGCAGTGCTCCATTTGCGCTCATGCACCATGCCGTGGTACATTTCACCGCCTTTGCCTACAGTTCCGGCACTGTAATTGTGGAATAGGAACATGCTGTGGTTTGTAATCATATATTCATCTGCAGCTAGAAAAATAAGCGTAGCTGCGCTCATACAGGCACCTTCAACGCTTACAATAATATGTGCTTCAGTTTCTGATAAAGCTTGAAGAAACTGAATTGTGGTAAACAAGTTTCCTCCTGGGCAATTAAGATGAATAGTAATGGCATCGGTCTTACGGCAATTGCGAATCTCATGAAACCAATCAATATATTCGCTGGGCGATCCAATTTCATCACTTAAGTAATATTCGCGCATACACCCGTAATCAGCCGAGAAACTATCCGGTGGGCCGCCTTTCAGCATATCAATTAAATTGTTGTTTTTATTAGACATATGGTATTTGTGTTTTAAATTATTATGAGATGATTAAGTATGCCCAAACAGTTTGGTTCGGTTATAGTAATTTATAGATTCAATTACCTTTGGTATCCAATCATATGTTTTTTCTATAAAAATTACAGGCCGTGGATCATCATCAACTGCCATAATAATAACACTTTGTGTAACTGGTATATTGGTACGCTCATAAAACGCTGCAGCATAAAAAGCAGCCTGTGTAAAATAATCACCAATTTCATCTCGTGATTTAACGCGCTTACTGGTTTTAAAATCAATTACACTAAGTTTGTCTTTATATTCAGCGACAAGATCAACTCGGCCAGCTATTCCAAGATGGTCACTGTATAAAGGGCATTCTTGCATTACAATGTGTCCTATGTTTTGGTCTAGAATTGGCTGAATGCTGTTGAACAGTGCCTTTACATGAGGCATTTCGTTCTTAATGTATATATCATGTTCGTTGTTAAGATACCTTTCAGCAATTGTATGCAGTGCAGTTCCTCTGGTGCATGCATGGCGCGTAATACGGTTTGCTTCTTCTTCACCTACGCGGCGACGCCATTCGTAAATATTTTCTTTACCGCGTGCTCCCAATACTGTTGTAATACTTGGATAATGCTTTCCTTCGGGTGTAACATAAACGCGTTTCCCAGGAACACTAGCATCACCAAGGTCATCATAACCCAATGATACAGGTTGGTGTATAAAAGTACGACGTGGTGCTGTATTATTTTTTTGTTTATCACGCATACATTCCTTATCGAGTTTCCATGGTTTTTCTTGCACCACGCCCACTACCTTTTTGTATTTTTTTCAATACGTCATTCCATCCACTGCCCGCGCGTTGCAATATTGTTTGTGCTCCATCATATGAAATACGAGGCGCACTCCTAATAATACGTTTAACGGTATCTTTACCTTCGGCCATACATGATACACATGGTTGATTGCACGGCACATTCATATCTGCCATACACATGCGCGCATCCCATTCGTGATTGCATACAGCGCATTTAAATGTATATGTCATATTTAAACAAGATTTGGAAATGCTGCACGAACCAATGATTCAGTTAGCAATGGATATAATTCAGTAAGCTTTTTATCTTTCATAGCAATAAAAATAAGTGCATCTTTATAATGTGAAGTTTCCAACAGGCGAATAAACAATGTCTCTTTACGAATATTGCTTATTCGTGTATTTCTTTTTAACAGGCTCGGTAAAATTTGAATTTGTTGTTTAAGAGGCGACTGCTGCAAGCCTGGTGGATTATCGTCAGGCTTATATGGAGGTGCACCTTCTGGAAGATCCAAATACAGCTCTGGTTTAAATGCAGCCTGAAAAACCATTTGTATTGCCTGTGTACAATTGTTTCGTAGAATGTCAATGCGTTCTTCAATACTAGTTGTCTTTTCTAATTGTTCAAATACCTCATGAGGTAAACGATCGTGTGTTTTTCTAATCATATGTTTATTTGTTAAAAAATTCAGATGCGCCACTAATAAGCATATTGCATCGGTTGGCTATCAGGTAATTAAGAATTTTACTGTTATTCTTGGCCGGTAAGCAATTGTATGTATTGATAATGGCATCACGAATAACAGTTGGAACGCAGCTCAAATCAATCACAGTGCGGTTACGAATAAAATTACGATATGTTTCCTCAGGCATAACACTTTGAAGCGTGCCAGCTTTATCTGCAACAATCCATTCATCAATCTTAGTTGCACGCAATGACGTCTGGCGAATGTTGTCCGTAAAAGTATTGTCACCACTAAGAACATTAGGAACACCATCACCGCTATCTCCTTTAAGTACATGTTCCATCAAATAGCGAGCTGGGTTTTTATCAGTAATCAGCTTTTTGGTCATTGGGCTCCATTGCACTACATTATCATAACGCTGCAATTGAATAAAATCTTTGTCAGCGCTGATAATCATAACTGGCTCATAATTGCCAAACTCTTGAGTAGATTCCACAAGTGCGGCAATAACGTCATCGGCCTCAGCCTTAGCGGTTTGAACCACAGCATATGGTAGATGCTCAGCAATTTCGTCTTTAACCTTATTGATGATACGAAAAATTTCAGCCCAATCCAGTTTGCTTTCTTCGCGATTTTTACGACGTGCTGCTTTATATTCTGGATAGTAGTCTTTGCGCCAGCTTCCGCCATCACATGCAATAACCATTTTACCATACTTGTCACGGTGTTTAAGATTATACATGCGTAAGCTATTTAGAATAATATGCCGAAGAAAATCTTCTTCAATCTTGTTATTTGCTTGGCTAAAAACGCTTGATAAAGCAATGCCACTATAATCGATTAGAATCATTTTGTTATTTTATTATTATGTAATTATAAACTATAATTTGTCAAATGTAAACTACTTTTTCCACAAATTTTTCACATGTTTAGCATGTAGTTTTACACCAATAAAAGCGTTATAGAAATCTTCACTTAATAGCACTTCTTTGTCAAAATGATACTTTGCTTCAATGTATGACAATTCTCCTTTGGCTTTACAAAAGTCAAGTATCTCTCTTGAAAAGGTGTCAATGCGTTCATTGACCAATTCTTTAACGCGTTCGCTGCTTCCATAATATGTTTGCCAATCGCTGTGCACCACCTTTTTACGCTTACGTTTTGTTCCTTTAAGAGGAGGCAACTTTTTTGTAGTTGTTAATAGTTTCTTTCCAATATACTTTTTGCCATTGGTGTTGTCTGTTACTTCATACACAAAGCCAATATATCCATCAGCAATTTTTTGATTGGCATCATTGCTATCAAATACTTGTCCTTGATAATACCATTCGCTCATGTATTATATATCAAGGCAATTCATCGCATGAATCAGGCTCTGAAGTATAATCTCGATGAATCCCGCAGAAAGGACAAAATTCAGGATACAATTCTTCAAACTCATCAACACTATCTTCATATTCGTCTACATCATAAAAATACTCTGTATTATCATCATCCCACGTTATTTCGTAAACATGTTTGCAGGCAGGGCATTTATTGGTTTCTAACATTGTATTTAGGCTTCACAGGTTGAACAAGTCATGATACTACGCGCAAGTTCTTGCGCAGGATTTGCACTACGTTGATAATACAATCCTTTGATTCCGCTTTCCCATGCAAAAATCATTAGTTCATTTACTTCTTTTGGTTTGGCTTTTGGTGCAATCATTAAATTAAGGCTTTGTCCTTGATCTATATATCGTTGACGTTGAGCTGCTTGTATAACAATTTCCTTTTGAGGAATTTCTCCAAATGTTTTAAATGTGGCTTTCTCTTGGTCTGTTAATGTAGACAGGTGTTGAACACTACCACCATGAATAAGAATGTCGCGCCAAGTTTCAGTGTTGTCCAAATCTTTGCTCTTAAGGAGACGCGTTAGGTATGGATTCTTGTATGTGAATTTGCCTTTTGCAAGATCTTTAACAAAGTAGTTGCTGTTAAGCGGTTCAATACTTGGGCTTACTTGTCCCAGAATAAATGATGAACTTGTGGTTGGTGCAACCGCAATGGTTGTAGCATTACGGCGGCCATAACCTTTTAGCAATTCAGGTTCACCATACAGCTGTGCAAGTTGCTCTGTAGCAGCGTCACACTTTTCGCGCAGCTTCTTAAAGATGCCGATATTTTCCATCTTGGCTTCCATACTCTCAAACGGCAAGGCTTTGCTTTGCAGGTAACTATGCCAGCCAAGAACACCCACACCCAATGCACGCTGATTGATTGCAAACCGACGTGGAGCATCCATGTGCGCCATTCCTTCGGTCTTGTCAATAAATTCAGTCATAACACTATCAAGGAAATATACCAATGTTTCAATAGCATCGGTATCCTTTAGGTCATCCCAACGCTCAAGGTTGATTGATGATAGATTACAAACAAAGCTTTCATCTTTACATGTGCTCAAAAAAACTTCATTGCAAAGATTACTGGCATGGATACGTTTACCTTTGTCCTTGTATACTTGAGGTGCAGCATTGTTTGCAGTATCACTAAAGAACAGGTATGGATAACCACTTTCAAAACGCTTCTTAATGACCAATCCCCACGTTTTACGTGCGTCTTTATCGCCATCAATCATCTTGCGCATCCATGCATCACTAACAGTGACGCCAATACTCATGTCCTGAATTGTGTGTCCTTCGCCTTTAATTTTAAGGAACTCTTCAATGTCAGGATGGTCAATTGGTAAGTATGCCGCAAAGCTGCCACGACGAACATTCCCTTGTGATACTACACTCATCAGCTTGTCATAAAGCTCCATAAAGTGAACAGCACCAGTGCTTGTTCCGCCAGTGCTAATAGGAGTACCGCGGCCGCGCAGTGCACCAAAGTATGCACTGGTACCACCTCCATTTTTTGTCATCATGGAAATTTCAGCAATTTTATAACCAGCAATCTCTTCAAGTGTATCATCAATGTATGTACCAAAACAACTGATTGGCAATCCTCGTGTGCGCCCGCTGTTGCTCCAGATTGGACTGCTTAGTGAATAGTATCCTTTGTGTAGATAACTTTCAAACTTGTCAGCAAATCCAGCAATTCCTAAACGCTTTTCGGCCGCTTCTGCAATAT